CCTAAGCCCGATGGCTATGTGGCTTCTGGGCTGTTTGACAATATGCACGAGGCGGCCGCCCAGACCGTGGCCCTAAACGGGCGATACAAAGGGTCATACTGGATGCTGAACCCGGTTAGCCCTGATGCAGTCAGTTCCGTTCCCAACAAGCTGACCAAGGCCAAAAAAACGACGCTAGACAGCGACATTGACCGACGCGAGTGGATGCTCATTGACATCGAGGGCAAGCGCACCAACGCTAAGGCCGAGAATGCCTCAGACGAGGAGCTGTTCTGCGCTTTTGAGCTGGCAGCGTCCGTACTGCGCGACAATTCCGACGTGGCGGCCCCGTTGATACTGATGTCGGGTAATGGTTGTCACCTGCTCTACCGTATCGACGAAGAGAACAACCCAGATTCTACCGACCTATGCAAGCGAGTGCTAAAAGGGCTGGCGCACCGATACAATACAGACGGCGCTAACGTCGACACCACGGTATTCAACGCGGCGAGGATCTCAAAGCTTCCGGGCACCCTAACTTGCAAGGGAGTTGGCACTGATGAAAGACCCCAACGAATCGCTAGAGTGTTGCAGTGGTCAGATTGCCAAATCATTCCCACCGAGCGCCTGCAACAATGGGCCCAATTGTGCCCAGCAGAGGAGCCAGCTCCCGCGAAAAAAATTGACGTTGGTCGCGACCGTGGAGACAAGTTTGCCCGAGCGTTGGCCTGGCTGGAAAAGCGAAACCCTGCTGTAGAAGGCTCGAACGGGGACGCCTGGACCTATCAGACGGCCGGCAGAATCGTTAACGGGTTCGACTTGACTGAGTTCGAAGCCCTGGATGCCCTAAACTCCGGCTGGAACCAACGCTGCTCGCCACCGTGGTCAGACAAGGCCCTGATGGAGAAAATCAAACACGCACAGAAATACGGCACTGAGGCAAAGGGCTTTATGTTGGACGTGGCCCTGGAGAAAGGCCAACCAGGAGCTAACCTCAAGACCGACCTGCAGTTAGCTAAGAAGCTCAATAAGCTTGCCCTGACCGACACCGGACACGCTGAGGCGATCATCGAGATTTATGGCAAGCGCTTGAGGTGGAACGCGACCAGTAAACGTTGGCTGATTTGGACCGGCTCACACTGGACCGAGGACGACTTCAACAAGGCGCTTGCTTGGAGCAACAAGGCCGCTCGAAAGCGCCAGGAGGCGTCTGCCCTGATCGAGGACGAGGAGGACCGCAAGAAGCACTTCGCGTTTGGTGTGCGGGCTGAGAACGCCAAGGCTCGCAACGCTGCGTTGGAACAGGTGAAGGCGTTTTCTACCCACGTCGTTCATCAGCGAATGCTCAACGTTGACCCCTGGCTTTTGAGCGTGCAGAACGGGACTTTAGACCTGCGCACTGGCACGCTGCGACCGCACGAGCAACAGGACCTCATCACGTTCCGGGTCGAGGCCAAGTATGACCAAGAGGCAACCTGTCCCCGATGGCTGGAGTTTCTCAACACAGCAATGGCTGGAGAGGCTTCTATGGTCAGCTATCTGCAAAGGGCCATTGGCTACTCGCTGACCGGAATTACGCGAGAACACGCTGCTTTCATTTGCTATGGGGGCGGCCTAAACGGCAAATCGCTGTTCCTGGAGGTGGTCGCCGAGCTTCTAGCCGGCTACGCCAAGGTTGCCAGATCTAGCACGTTCACTGAATCGCCAAATGAAGGCATCAGCAACGACATTGCTAGACTGGCGGGCGCCCGACTAGTTCGCTGCTCGGAGACCAACCAGAACTTTGTCTTGGACGAGGCCCTCATCAAGAGCCTAACAGGTGAAGACACGGTGACGGCTCGCCTGCTTCACTGCGAGTTCTTTGAGTTCGTGCCTAAAAGCAAATTTTGGCTGGCGACCAACCACAAGCCGATCATCAAGGGAACCGACAAGGGAATCTGGCGGCGAATTCGGATGATTCCGTTCTCGGTCGAGATTGAGGCCCATAAGATTGACGTAAACCTCAAGGGAAAGTTGCTCAAGGAGCTAGATGGAATCCTGGCGTGGGCGGTCAGTGGCTGCCTTGAGTGGCAAGCCACTGGACTGGCAGAGCCGGACATCGTGAAGGCTGCGACAAGGGAATACCAGGCGGAGTCGGACATCATAGGCACGTTCCTGGATGAATGCTGCTCACGTGAACACCCTATGAAGGTGGAGTCATTGAACCTGCTTTATGCTGGGTATTTGGCTTGGGCGAAGGAGCAAGGTATCAGGTTTGCACTGACCAAGCGAAGCCTTTCAGCAAGACTCTGTGAGAAAGGTCTCGTCAAACGAGAAACAGGCCGAAACAAGACCATCTCTTTTGAGGGTATCACATTGGTCCAGATCCCTGATGTAACAAGACGAGACCAGGAGAACTTAGCCAACTTGGCTGCCTCTTGCATAGGATACTAGTTAAGCCCAAAGCCAAAGCTATCGAGCCACCTAAAGACATTTTGGGTGGCTTTTTTGTTTTGTGCGTCTCTCTAGCCTCTCTATCTCCCTTGGTCCGTATCCCCCCACGGACAATTTGCAATTTGAAGAACTACGTGCCTCTTTTAGTCCTTTTCAAGTCTGGGCAGCCACTCAAGCCTGGGGAGATGTGCGGGTGATGCGGGTTACTGCGGGTGAAGAAAATTCAATCACCCGCAAATCATTTGCCTGTTAAATATAGCTTTTACTATTGTTGCGGGTGATGCGGGTTATTTTTGGGGGGTTTTATCCTTTCGAAAATAAGCGTTTTAAAAAAACGCCTTATTATAGAGCTAGCAATAGGGATTTTTGTCTAATCACCCGCATCGAACAAAGGGAATGCCTTTGCTGTATGGGTTTGTTTGTCGTCTTGGCAAAAAGTGTTCGCCCGCAAGCACCCGCACTGAAAGAATGTCTCGTGGAGGCTTACCGAAAAAAATTCAAGCGCTAAAATGGTTAGATGAGCCCCGAACTTTCCATTGATTCGCCTTTGTATTGCATTGACTACGAGTCACTCCAGCGCCACCCGCAAGCCATCGAGGTGGCCCTTTTTCTAAGACAGAAGATTGACGATCCGCAGTGGTCCCTTCGGCGCACCTGCCGAGGCTGCGAGACCTGGGTCCGCAAGGACTCGACGAGAGTCAAGTCCGGCGAGACGGACACAGACGGGCCCGGCCGGATTGAGAACTACCCTCACCGCCCTGGTGCCGCTGCTCCTCATGAGTCCTGCAATGGCTGCTGGTTCAGCCTGCTGGACGAGGTCGACTCCAAGCCGCGACCCACCTACACACCGTTGACCGTGGCCCAGCCCAACCGGTGGCAGCCCACCAGGCTACTGCTAGACATCAAGTTCTCTACTAGTGGTGTCAAAATAGGACACTGTGAGTAATTTGCAGAATGGCTTAACCACGCCGTTTCGTTCGTTAATGGGCTATATAGTGAAGGGAATTGTCGCAATGAAAACACTAGACCTTGAGCAAGAGGCCGACCGACTCCTGGGGCTCAAACGACGGGGTCGTCGTATCGCGCACGAGTATCCAGTGCTTTCAGAGCGACAGCTCCGTCGTATTGCAGAGACCGAGTTGCTACTCGGTGAGGAGCGCGTCAGCGCCTTCGCAGACTGCGCAGGCAGTCACCACAGGGAAATTACCTCTCAAAGGTCCCCCTGGTAAGGGTGCGCCCTGTCTCTCTCCCCTAGGAATTCGGAACTAAGGGGTAACCGGAAACGCCCGGAAGTTTGGAGGAATATGCCGAGCAAGAAGCGCCCGGCAAAACCCGGGAAAAAGTTGCTGCCAATGCAGCGAGCCTTCATTGAGGCGCTGGCCAAGGACCCCAGGCAAAATCTTACAGCAGCGGCAAAGGCTGCTGGATACAGCCCTAAGGCCGCATCCAAGACCGCAAGCGACCTCATGAACCTTCCTCAATACCAGCACGTCCAGATCGCCTACCAGAAGCTTGTTGACGAGCGCTTTGCTCAATTCACCGACAAAAAGGACGAGGATATTTTCCGGATTTTGACGGCTCAGGCGTTCGGTGACCGGCGCGGAATCCAAAAAATTGTGGATGGCAAGCTGGTGGTTGTCGATTCAGACGAGCTATTCCCGGAACAAGAATGGCTGATTGACCACTACCGGCAGCGATCGCTGAACGATGGCACTGGCGACACCTTCTTGGAGCCGGTCTTGGTGAACCGGCTGGACGCCGTCAAGAGCTTGGCCAAAATCCGGGGATTGATGCGAGAGAAGGTCGACGTTGAGGCAACAATCACCATTACCGAAGCCCGCGAGTCTCTCAAAAGCAAACTGGCTGGCTTTGCAGCCCTCGGATATTCAGGACAAGTTCCTGGAGTCGCTAACACTGAAGGAACTCCTGGAGCTTGAGTATAGCTGGGACTTCTGGGGCCGACCTGAACAGCAAATTCCTAAAGGGGACTGGTATTTCTGGTTAATCCTGGCTGGTCGTGGCTTCGGAAAAACGCGAACCATCACCGAGGTTGTGCTTGAGTGGATTCGGCAGGGCTATGAATACGTAAACCTAGCTGGACGCACCAGCGGCGACCTTCGTAAAACCGTCATACACGGCGAGTCTGGTATCATCCGTAAGGCCCCGAAGGACCTAAAGCCTAAGTATATTGAGAACGCCAAGGAGCTTCGTTGGCCCGACGGCCGGGTCAGCTTGTGCTTCACTTCGGACGAGCCAGAGGGTGGTCGGGGCGCACAAAGTGAGAAACTTGCTCTTGACGAGGTCGCGGCATGGCCCAACAAGCTTCTTTTTGACAACTTGGAAATGGGTTGTCGTATCGGTGACAACCCCCAGATTATCGCTTGCACGACTGGAAAACGGAACAACAAGATCCTCAGAAGTCTGAAGACACGGCATGACGTGGTCGTCACTCGTGGCAGCACCTATGACAACCAAGCGAACCTGTCTCCACGGTTTGTGCAGCAGATGCACTCAACGTGGGAAGGCACCGAGAAGGGCAAAGAAGAGCTTTACGGAGACTGCCTAGATGAGCTGAGCGGTGTGCTCTGGACAGAGGAGCTGCTCAACGAAACCCGGGTTCAATTCGCACCCAAGATGAAGCGAGTCGTAATTGGCTGCGACCCTTCAATTTCAACGTCTGACCGTTCAGACGAAAAGGGAATTGTGGTCGTCGGGCTGGGTGAAGACGATCACATCTACATCTTAGAGGACTTGTCTATCAAAGCTCCCCCTAAGGTCTGGGTAAAAAGACTAGTTCTGGCATACAAGCGTTGGGGATGCACAAAGATTGTCACGGAGACCAATCGTGGTGGCGAGTTGGTCAAGCACGCAATCGAAGAGTGGGCGCTGCACAATACAGATATTCGTGACATTGTCGTTGAGGCGATCAATACCCAAGAAGACAAAGGGACACGAGCCGAGCCTATTTCTGTGGCTTGGAGCAAGCATCGTTGCCACTTAGTTGGGGAGTTTCCGGAGCTGGAAGAGGAGATGACCACCTGGGACCCCGCCACGACCAAGATTAGTCCAAATCGCATTGATGGATTGGTATTCGGAGCAAACGACGTTAGTCCCAGGATGCCCAAAAAAGAACCAGCCGGCGCAATCGTGCGACACACTAAGGTCCCACTCGGGGACAAAATTCGATTTGCTCGCGAGAGAGCCGAAAGGAGACGAGGCAATGGGACTAATGGAAACCTTGCTTCGGCCCTTTACTAAGGTCGTCGAGGTCAACAAGACCGTTTACAAGACCGAGATTCGTCGAGTAGCAGAGGCCGACCAGAAGTCTGATGCAGCTGAATACTCGGGTGGAGGCGTAAAACCGCTCGGTCGCTGTCATCTCCGCGACCTGACCCCTGGCCGCCACTACGAGATGCAGCGAAAGGCAAATCTTTACTGGGCCAAGCACCCGGTTGTAAAAAAGTGTATCCAGAACCACCGCAACTTTATCGCCGGGCAAGGCATCAAAGTGGTTGCCACTGGTTCCAAAACGGACGTGAGGGCAAAGCTACAAAAGTTGATTGACCGCTGGTGGTGTCTCAACGGTTTCGACGCCCAGCTGGCCCAGCGCGTAGAGACTCTTTCGGTTGAGGGTGAATGGATTTACTGGGCTCCACCAGCTGCTCCGAACGGGATGTTCAAGCTGGCCAAATTGTTGCCAGAGTCCATCAAAGACGTCTGTAGAGACAGTATTGATGCCGAAATGCTCAGCAAAATTGAGTTCAAGCAACCGATGGAGTTCCTTCGGGCAGATGGCACTAAGCATCTTGAAGACGAACTCGCAATTGTAAACCGAAACTGGCGCACAGATCGCGTTGAGGGCGAAGTACTTTACCTGGGAATTAACAGATTAAGCGGGCAAACTCGCGGTTTTTCTGACATTCTGGCGGTCTTTGACTACGTCCACACGCTAGACAACGTTGTTTTCCTTGAGTCTGACCGGGTCGCTGTCCAAAAGTCGTTTGCCTGGAAGGTCAAGCTCAAAGGGTCTGACAATTCGGAGAAAATCCAGGCCAGAAAAGAAGAAATCCTAGCCGAGGGTCCCCCTGAATCGGGCGAGATCATCATTAACAACGAGGATGAGGACTGGGAATACATCAGCCCAGATCTGAACCTCACAGACACGATTGAGTTCGTGAAGATGTTGCAAAACACGGTGCTTGGCGGCCTACACAACCCCCAACACTGGTTTTCAGAGGGCGGAGACGTTAATAAAGCCACGTCTCAGGAGATGGGCGGGCCTGCGTTTGCTGTTATTCGCGAACGACTCGCCGAGATTTTCCAGTTTTTCCGTCTTGCTTTGGATCTTGCAATCCAGCGATGGGTCGACATGGGGCTGCTGCCGGATGTTGAACCAGAGGACCTCACTTATGTGATTGGCTCGCGCGACCCAGAAAAGGAAGAATCGCGCGAGGATTCACTCCAGAAAATCACCGAGACAATGGCTCGGGCCCGGGAAGAAACTTTCATCACCGACGATGAGGCCGCGCGAGCAGTCCGATCTGTCTATTCTCAAAGCGGACTCGGGGACTTCCCTGGATTGCCGCCCAAAAAAGCAACCGGAGGAGCAGCAAATGTCCAAAGAAACCAATCCCAGCCAAACCTGGAAGCCGGAGGGCGTAACGGCAGCCCAAGTCAAGACGGTGGAGTCTCTACTGAGCCCCAACCAGTCAGTTGAGCAAGCTTGGATACGTGGCGGAGTCCTATCCGTCATCGTCTACCCTGACCGTAAGGTCGTAAAAGTCTATCCTAATGGTGAACCGTTCGATGCCTGATGAAATAGAGCAGGTTCCCGAGGAAACGACTGTCACTCAAACCTCAGAGGAGACCGCTGGGAATCCTCTCTCACTGTATGCACACATCACTGAAGAGGCTCCAGTCGGGACGACTTGGCAGGTTCGGATCATTCGAGCCGGCTGGTCCAATAATGGGATCTACTACAGCGCCAAGGCTCTACAGGAGGCTCTACCGCTATTTGATGGGGCTGCCGTCCAGCTTTACGACTTATCGCACCTGAAAAACCGCACACAAATAGAGAATCCAGCGGCTGCGAACGTGGGCTTTACCCACTCGCCAACGTGGGACGGCTCCTCTGTGATGGGGCTTTTTGAGTGCACCGATGCCAACTTGCAGAAATCACTGATGGCAAACTACAAGGCCCGGAAGCGACTCCAGGAGAGCGGCAAGCTGCTGCCCTCGGTCCTCGGGCTATCGATCGACGCTCTCGCTCACACCGCTGCCGGCGTGGCCGAGGGACGAAAAGGGCTGCTCTGTGAGCAGCTGCTGCAGATTATGGAGACGACCGTCGTTTCCAACCCCGCTGCCGGTGGTGCCATTATGGCGCTGGTGGCGGGACTAGATGAGGAGGTGGAACCAATGCCAGAACAAGAAAAACAGGCTACGGCGGTCGCAGAGTCGTCACCAGTAGCAGATCAACAGCTCGGAGTGCTGTCCGAAATGCGTCTGGAGTTGTGCGCTGTAAAATTAGAGCGCCGGCTTTTAGAGGCTAAGCTACCCTACAAACTCAGCGCCCTGGTAAAAAGCCAGTTCAAGGGCAAGGTCTTTGAAGACCCTGAGATAGACGGCTTTATCACCCAGTGCCGTGAGGCTTTCGTGCAAGAAGCTGCCCCAACCGGAGTGGTTCAACGCCAACCGGACATCTCACTGGGTGCGGGCGACGTCGAAAAGCTTCAAGCGTCAATGGACTTGATGTTCAGATACAATCCCAACGCTGACAAAACTCGAAATTTGACGGAGGCCGAAAAGCAGCTCTACCGGGATGTCGCTGGTAGCCGTCTATCGCGGTCGATTGCGGCTTGCCGTGAACGCTGGTTCGACGACGAGAATCGGTTCGATCGAATCGGTCAGAACGCTCTGTGCCGAGTGGTTGAGGCTACAACTGCTGACTTTGCCCAGATTATGGGCAATAGTCTGAATCGCGCGACGATTCAGCAATACTCTGCGTATCCTGACAACTGGCGAGATCTGGTCGATATCAACCCGAACGTCAATGACTTCAAGACTCAGACCCGTATTTTGTCGGGTGGATTCTCAAATCTACCTGCTGTTTCCGAGTCCGATACTACTGATACCTATCCAGAGCTTTCGACTCCGGGAGAATACTCCAGCACCTACGCAGTAGGTGGACGTGGCGGAAAGTTCACCATCACCAGGGCGATGGTGAAAAACGATGACATGTCATTCATCGCATCGATTCCGAGCCGAATTGCTCGTGGGTCAAATCACCAATTGCGCAAGTTTGTCTATGGGCTCATCATCGCTGGAAACACTGGCTCTATCGGTGCTGATACCACCTACGACGGCTTAACTCTCTATCACGCCAGTCACGCAAACAGTTCGACTACGGCAATGAGTCAGGCAGCTATCAATGTCGCTCGGACGGCCATCAAAAATCAACGTGGTTTTGCTGGACTGTTCAACTTAGCCTCTGGAGCAGCGGCTAATGCCACCAGTTTGACTCTAAATAAAACTACTGGGATTGCTGCGGGCGACTATCTGCAAATTGATGCGGAGGTCTACCGCGTAACCTCAGTAGCTAGCGGAACTGTAGTTAACGTGTCTGCGGCCGCACTTGGCACCAGTTCGACGACTCACAGCACCGGCACCAAGAACGTGATCCAAATCAGCGAATCCATCCCACTGGGCCGCTTGCACGTCATTGCTCCGGACGAACTGGAGTCGACTTTGATTCCGATCCTGATGACTGAACAGGCTCTGGGCTCTAACAATAACGACATCAACAACCTGAATATGGAAAATAGAGCTGGACGCTTGGTGCCTCACTTGGTCAATGCCCAGTATCTGCGTGATACCAACAACTGGTTTGTGGCCACCGAGGCAAAGGACTATGTCAACATCGAGATTGCCTTTATGGATGACATCCAGACTCCTCAAATCTATGTGCCTACTTACGGTATGGAGGGATTTGACCCGAACCTCAGTCGCGACAACTACCGGTTTAAGTGTATGCACGAATACTCCGGCGCAGCGGTCGACTATCGCGGACTGTTCGCCGCTCTGGTAGCTGGCGGCTAGTTCTAGCTGGCTATTTCTAGAATTCAGGAAGGGAGCCTTAGCAATGTCGTTAGCACAATTGAAAAAGACTGTTAAGGCGTTTGCTAAGGTCTCCCATCTTGAGTTCATTTCAGATTTTGATAGCTTCCCGGACCTGATTTCTGATGAAACAATCGCCATCAACGAGGCGATCAAGGACTACTCGCAGGCTCGGCCCCGCTCTGTAGTTCAAGAATTTTCCGGGAATTCTGACTACGAGTTCCCTTTAGCCTCGATCTCACAGTTCAGTCCAGAGACTTGTCTCATTAACGCTGTATTCTGGCCGGTGGAGCGGCAGGGTGAATACCTCGTTCCTGCTGATGAATGGCGTGTTTATCAGCGTCCAGACGCCACGTGGTGGCTGAAACTGTTACAGGAGACGCCTAGCGACAGGATTTGGGTGCGTCTCACGATTCCTCACGTAGCTGAGACTCTAATGACTACGGCTCCAGCCGACTTCGAGGCGATTTGCCACCTGGCTGCCTCAAAATTGTTGCAAATGGCTGCGAATCATACCGCTAGCTCCTATGGCAACTCTATTGCGGCTGATTCGGTGGATCGAGCCCAGCAGTCTGGGAACTACGCGATGCGCTCCAAGGACGAGCGGGCTATGTATACGCAATGGATGACAGGCCGTCGCCAGACGTCTGGAGCAAGGTTGCGCTGGGGTCAGTCCCAACGAGCCGATCGCCCTTTTTGGAGGGACCGATGAGCGAATTCTTCGCCACCGTGCGGAAAATCGGGCCTATTTTTAGCGCCTCGCGTGAGGCTGTTGTCAAATTGCAGATGGCCAAGGGCGTTTCAGCGGCTGCCGAGAGATTTGCGTCCGAAGTCCGGCCGGTTACTCCCAGAGCTGGCGGCCGACTACAGAATTTCACTCAGGTAACCGGGATTGGGATTGGGAAAAAGGTGCAGTCGGGTGATTGGTATGCTATCCCTCTGGACCGAGGGGCGCAGGCCTCATTCGCTAAAATTGGGCCATTGGCTCAGTGGGCTGGCATGAAGTTGGGCCTTTCGGGCCTGGAAGCGCGGCGAGCCGCCTTCGCCATCAGCAAAAGTTTCTCTCGAGAGCCGCGCAAGGCTCTCAACTTCTTCTATGGGACGTTTGATCGTCTTGCCCCGATGCTTCAAAGCCAGTACTTGGCCCCGGTGGGGATTTACATTGTTAAGGAGCTTGGCTAGTGGGATGGAGCGCAATCGTCGAGGCCATAGCCGCCAGAATTAGTGCCATTTGCCCCACCGCCACGGTCAACAACCGCATTAGGAACATAAAGTCCTCGCTAGACACCAAAGACTGGGGAGAAGCCTATAAGGACTGGGCAGACAGCACAGTCAATTGCTGGCAAATAACTCGCGTCGGCCGCCGAGAGATCAACACGGACGACAGTAGCAAAAAGCGCACACAGCACGAGATTGAGATTTGGCATCATCGGAGCGTGGTGGACTGCTCAGAGTCCGAGCAGCTGTTCCAGCTTGAGCTGGATCAGGTCGTGGATGATTTCAGCAACGGCGACCGCACGTTGGGGGGCGCTTGTGTTTCGCTCGGAACTCCTGCGGCCGAGCAGATAGGCCACGCGATGCTGGCCGAGAGTGTGCTTTGTCACAGTGGCAGCCTCAAATTCACGGCCGAGGAGTCGGTCAGTGCAGGAACGGCCGAGACTGTTGTGGCGATTCCGAGCGAGTTTTGGAGGACGATTGGCGACGCTCTGATTGTCTGGATTTCTCCTCAGCTGACCAGCTTGGCGCTCACAGCCGTCAAATGGGACGCCGGGACGACTAAGGCACCCCCAACATCCATCGACCCACGCACCGAATGCCCGCGGCTACTGCTTCGCCTGGCTGATAACGACATCGAGTTGCAGCCAAACCACTGTCAGGTTGAGACCAACTCGGGGGCATTGTGGTTGCAACTGCGCCAAGCCAAAGGCGACGATCACCACAAGCGGCTAGTTGCCTATGCTGGCACGATTGCACAGAAATTCCTGGGCGAGCAGCGACCAGCTGGTCTGCAATCTGTAGGCGTTGAGTTTATGGAACTCACTCGCGTCATTTATCACGACCCAGTTGAGCACTCTCTCGGTGACCCGACCCTGAGAGTATCCACCGCTGAAATTCAATTCGAGATCAGAGCAAGGAGATACCCAGCATGAAACTAGTCTACGTTTGCAACCCCGGAGAGGGCCCAGAAATCAAGCAGCTCGGAGCGCCTTATGGATTCCGAGTCACTCCAGGAGTGCCCTGGGAATGCGAGCGCGATGAGGCTTGGGTCAAGGAGCTGTGCGAGCGGGTCCCCCAAGTTCAGATTGTCCAGCCTGAGGCTTCCATTGAGGAGCAAGAATTCAACGACGGAGGTGAGGTCTAATGCCAACTTTAGGCTATGGTGTAGGGGCGGCAGTAGGAACTGCCACCGAATCAGTCCCAGGAACGGGTGTTGCTCCAACCGTCTGGCATCAATTTGTCAGCGAGTCAATGAAAGCTGCGAAGCCTCTCATCAAACAGGGGTCGATCACTGGAGATCGCTCTGTTCTGCGCAGGATTCCAGGAATGCGCACTGCTGCGGGCGATTTGGAGCTGGAATTCGACGGCAACAGCTTCGGGCAATTCTTTCACTACCTTAACGGCAACCATTCAGGGGCTCTAAATAGCGCCAACGTCGGCGGCCTCATCACGGCTGCTCCAACCGCCACTCCAGCCTCAGGCGGAGCGATTCCTGTGGGGACCTATCGCTACACGATTGCTCCCATCTGGCTCTACACGTTAGGCGGAAAGCCTCAAGTCTGTCCTCAGTCTGCGGCAGCTACTGGCGTTGCAGTGACCTCTGGTAACCAAACGGTGGGACTGTCGTGGACCGCTCCTAGCAGTCCTCCAACCGGTTGGACCCACGCGGGGACGGCTGTATATCGCACAGATGGAGCGGCCGGAACCGAGCTTCTGGTTGGAGTTGTTACTGGGTCAGGCACGACCTACACCGATACTGCCGCCACCGTAGACGCTGGGAACTTCTGCCCTGTTGGCTCAGCGGCATCAACTCCGAGAATCCACACCTTCACAAAGGCCTTCGTGATTGGCTCCGATCCTTTGCAGCCGTTCTCATTGACTGTTGGTAAAAACAACGACGTCGCAGAACGCTTCTTGCTCTGTAAGGCCAACACGTTGGAAGTATCGGTTGGCGAAGGCAATTCGTTGGTCAAGGTCAAGGTCGGGATTATGGCCAGGGACTTCGAGGAAGTGGCCAACCCAACTCCCTCAATCACCAACTTGGCTAAGGCAGCCAGCTGGCAGACTCTGATCGGCATCAACGGCACCTATCAGCAGATTGTTGAGAAGGTAACCCTGAACCTGATGAACGCCTGCGAGATGATTCCTGGTTTATCCGGAGAGGATAGAATGCGTGAGGTGGGCTACGGAGAACGGGAGGTCAAGGCCACGCTGGATCGCCAGTTCGAGAACCACGAATATTGGCGCTATATGCGTGACGGAGGATCTTTCTCGCTGCAGATGACAATCCAAGGTGATGCCCTTGGTGCGATCGTCGCTGGCGGAAACCCGCGATTCACGTTCAGCGGTCAGCAGGTCCGGCCGCTCTGCTACTTGGCAATCTTTGATTTGCCTATGTGCCGTGTGGCTGATGCTGGGGCCAACGCTAGCGGTCCTGGCCGGATGGTCGAGAAGATCGCGGTTGAGACCGAGGTTGACCCAACTACTGGGACTGAACTGAAAGTTCGTCTCATCAACCTGACGAACACCTACAGCTAATGGCTCGCAACCGGCTAGAGATTGAAGTCGCTGGAGATGTCCGCCAGCTGAACAAGGATTTCCAGCAGGTTGATCGTGTCGTGGACAGCACGATGGGCAACATCCGCACCAAGGCCGGGCAGGTTTCGGTGGCGCTGGCCTCTATGGCAGGGGCTGGTGCCGGCCTGGCGGGGATGATGGTCGCCAAAGCCGGCGAGATGCAAAAGTATGAGGTGATGCTCTCGGCAATGATGGGCAGCACCAAGGCTGCCCACGCAGAGCTGCAGCGGCTTACTGCTTTTGCTGCCTCAACCCCGTTCGAGCTGCCTGGAGTCGTCGAGGCCTCGATTCGTATGCGAGGCCTCGGCGTCGACGTGGAGCGCTTCCTGCCTCAGGCTGGTTCTCTGACGACGGTGCTGGGAACCGACTTGCCTCAAGCGGCCAAAGGCTATGCCCAGGCACTGAAGGGCGTTCCTGAGGGACTTGAGATGCTACGCAATGCGGGCATCACGCAAGAGAAGTTGGTCGCAGCCGGCGCGGCAATGAACAAGGGCCAGTTGTCGACCGTGGCCGCCGATCTGCCTAAGCTCCAAGCTGCGATCGAGAAGGTTGTCAAATCCTCGTTTGGCGATCAGATGGCTGCCCAGAGCAAAACTTTTGTCGGCGCCGTATCCAATCTCAAAGACTCGGTCGGTCAGGGATTTGCCGAGCTGGGCAACGAGATGCTGCCTATGGCCGAGACTGGGGTGAGGGCTCTCACCTCGCTGACTGACTCGATGCGGAATATGAGCCCTGCCACCAAAGGGATGGCAGCAGACACTTTGCTTGCTGTGACTGCTGCCGCTGGATTGGCTAGCATTGGGATGGGGCTCGTGGCCGTCATTGGGCCTCTGGCTCTCGCGATGCGAGCCTACAACGCGGTAGCGGCACAAAATGCAGCGGTCAATCTGGCGAGTGCAAACACTGCTGCTCTGTCGGCTGCCGCCAAATTCACAGAGGCATCAGCCGCTCAAGCGCAAGCAGTGGCTAACGTCGAAGCAGCCGTGGCTTTGCAAGCTGAAGCTATCGCTGAGACCGAAGCGGCGGCAGCGGCGGAACTCCTGGCAGTGGCTCAGGGTGAAGCGGCTGTTGCGTCTCAAGCTCTCGCTGTGGCGGCTGGAGAGACTGCAGCCGCCAGTGGTGCTCTCGCAGTTGCAGAGGGTGGAGCTGCGGCAGCTGCTGGAGGAATGGGGGCTGGTGCGTTGGCTTCTGCCGCAGCCCTCGGCCCATTGGTCGTGGTCATCCTGGCTGTAGCTGGGGCCGTGGGATATCTCATCAGCCGATACAGCGAAGAGACCAAAGCTCAGGCTGAAGTCATCGATATGCAGACTAAGGCGATCCAGAAGTTCCACGAGTATCGTGGGGCACTGATCGCGGTCAATACAGCCCTCAAGGACAACAAGTCGGTCAAAGAAGCCGCCGCCGATGTGAAGGCAGCCGGCTACGACGACGTAGCGATTCACGCTGCCATTGCAGCCAAGCTTGTCGAGCAAATGGAGGCTGAAAAGCAGGGCGACAAGGTCAGCGTTGAGCGCATCGAGCGACAGCTGGTAATGCTTCGTGGCGTCCAGACCGAGCTAGCCGGGACCAGATTTGAGCACGACCGAGTTGCGGCCGCAGCGAAGGCAGCAGCGGAAGCCCAGGAAGCGGCCGCGCGTAAGGCTCTTGAAGGCTTCAAAAAGAATCAGAGCGCTGGAACCTTTGTAAACCCTAAGGATGAGCTTTCTGCACTTGACTCAGTGATGTCTGCCCTGAAAGCCACCTCCAAGGAGTATGAAGAACTCCAATTGGAGCGAGTCAAGCTGGCCCGCAATGTAGCCGAGGCCGAGCGCAAAGAACGTCTGGCAGTAGCACAGTTTGAGTTTGATATGCTGGGAGCCAAGCGGGAAGTCGACAAAAACGCCCAACTTAAGATCCTGAAGGATGTCCTGGATGGTTACCAGCTGACCACCGAAGAAAGACGTCGATATACGCTAGACGCTGCCAAGCTTGAACTCGACATCGCAAACGACGTTGCTGCAAAGAAGAAAAAGTTACACGAAGAAGCCGTCAAACAAGCCCAGATTGAAGCTGACTCCAGGATTAAGGCGCAGGAGGCTGCGCAGAAGACAAGCGAGCTGGATATCAAGGAGCTGGAAGACCGACTCAAGCTTGGTCAGGACGTGATCGCTCAGCTTGGCCAGGAGATCGCGGAACGAACTAAGCTGGCCGCCGAGATCATCAAAGAGAAAGCCGCAAAGGAAGCTATTGACAAAAGCCCTTCAGAAGCGGCCGAAATCAGGAAGACGGCAGAGGTTGAGGCTCAAAACGCCATCCGTCAGGGTCGCGAACAAGTCCAGAAGATGGAACGCGATCACACTGAAAAGCGTGTAAAGGATGAGGCGGCCTATGCCGAGGTGGCTGCCAAGTTCGGGCGAGCTCAAGAAGATTCTCTCCAGAAAAAGTTTGAGCTGTCTGGCAAAGGCGAGTTTGAGCTGAAACAGGCAATGGAGCAGAGGCAAAAGGCCGAGGAAAACGGCTTCCGCCAAAAGGCTGCTCTCGATGCTATGAACAAAGATGCGGCCGAGTCCAAACGCATTGAGAAACAACTCGAACTCGACCTGCTCTTGCTAGCAGAGCGCCAGACCAACGAACGCGCCACCCTCAATCAGAAGATTGATGAGACTAAGGCCAAGCTCGACGCGCTGAAGAAATCGCAAAGCCCACTTGATCTTTCAGGTGGAGCCAAAGGCGTCGCCGATGCTTTTTCTTCAGTGAACGATAGCTTCAAAAAGGGAGCAATCTACTCGGCCGATACCCCTCAATCTAAGGCCGATCAGGCTAAGATTGATGCTGCTAAAAAGACTCTAGACGGCTTGAACAAGGCCGCTCCCAAGGACGCGAATCCAGCCGCCCCTGCTAACTCAATCTTTGTCCCAGGTGGGGCTGAATCAGTTACTGCCCTTCCCGTGCTTGAACGCATCCTGGCATCGCTGGAGCGTATGGAACGGGCTCCCGTAAAAGTTCAGGTTTCAAATGGGACAAACGCTAGCAACGACAGCGCCTTCCAACTGCATCGAGCGCCAGGCCTAGGAGAGAAGAAGTGAGCTTGAATTTCAATGAGGTTAAGGCCTATCAGGCCGATGTAATGCCATCCGGGCTGACTACGACTGGAGTGGGCGGAGCGATCACGGCCTACGAGATCACAAATGGCACGCCTGGCGAGGTGCTGCCGTCGCTGGCTAGCTCATTGAGCGGCGGCGGCGACAAGCAAATCTGCGCTAAGTGGTTCTTTAAGAATGAATCAGCAAGCGACGACCTGCCCAGCGCAAAGTTCTTCTGCGAAAACTTGATGGACCCGGGGCCCACTGGAAACCACAACGTCACCATTAGACCAAGCGGCTCTGGGGATGACTCCACTAGGGTGGCCAAGGTGATCGGATTCGACTCGAGCGGGGCTCAACTTGTCGAATCTGTTCCGCTGAATGGAGATGCTGATGTGTCGACGGTCGCGACGTTCTCGGAAGTGGTCTGTGTCGAATCCCGGCTCGCGAGTGGGGCTCTGGTGCGAAGCGCCTCAGCTTGGACCATCAAAAAGGACACGACAGTGGTGGCCACTCCTCCAGCTGGCAGCTATGGAGCCACCTCGGAAGTCGAATTCTGGCTGGAAACGACCCTAAACGGTTCAACGACTATTTCCTTGGCCACTGACACCCCCTCAGGTTCAACTTTCAGCCGCCCCAAGACCTATGCCAGTGGGCTAGCGGTGGCCACAGGGACTCTGACCCACGGCGACTCGCAGGCTATCTGGGAGAAGTGGGTCAACCCGGAGCGCCGGGCAACTAGCCCAGACTTCGAGTTGTTGACCTGTCTGCAGGGTGACATCTAGTGGCAGTCCTCAAGGTCGACCGCCCTCACCGGTTCGCCGCTCTTGAGCAAAAGAAGTTCAGCCGGCCACACCGCTTCTCGACCTCTCAGTTCCAGTTTCGCAGGGCTCACAGATTTGAAACTACGTGCCAGAAAAAGTTCAGCCGGCCACACAGATTTGTTGCAATGCCGGTCGAGGTTGATGCGAGCGCCTACGGCTTTACCCAACCGGTTGGGGAGCACGACTTAGCTTGGAAGTATGGGATTGGATCGCTGCAGGTGGAGCTAAGCTGCCAAGGTAACGACCTGAATGGTATCCCGGCTTCCTTGCAGGTGACTCACGCAGAGTCGGCAGCAATCCAGTGGAGCTGCCCGATCAACGACCCAACTGGCTACTATCACCCAAAGCGTTCTGGGCCTTGGTTTGGGGTGCTAGACAATAAAGCGTTTGATTCTTCTGACAATATCGTCAAGACGCTGGAGGCCAAGATTACTTGGGGCGGGTATCCCTATCACTTAACCGGAGTTCCGACGAAGTACGGGCACAGCCGCAACGGAAGCCCAAAATTTTCCTCCACCTGGTCAGGCATCGACAGCTCTATCAAGCTTTTTCGCAAAGCCCAAACCTTGGAGACAGTTCGTTCAAAACGCGGCGCCGTAGTCACCAACAAGCAGGCCTTGGCCTCAATATTTGAGGCTTACGGAATACGCTATGATGTTTCGGGCCTAAAAGAGATTCCAATCAACTGGCAGCATCGACAGGACAATATGCCAGGCAACTGGATGCAAACGTTGCTGGACGCCACAATGGCCGCCTGGTGTGTGGAGGGAGACACTCTCCGTTGCTATCAGCCAGCTGTGTCGGGCCCAATCAAATGGGAATACGGAGCTGATGCCTACATCCCCGAAGACCAGCTGGACGCGAATGTTGACCAGATCTGCAATCACGTTGTCGTTCGTCGAGCTGCCGAAGCTTCAACAGCTCCTCCACAGGGCGACGGCGACAACGCTATCAAGATGTATGCCTTTGGCAACTCTTACAGTCAGAGCTTCTCTCCTCCGCTGAATGGCATCCGATGGGAAGTGACGGGAGATGGCGTTGCCTCGGACTTCATCTGCAAGAACAAGGACGGCATCCCGTTTGCAGTGATTGGCCCTAGGATTGGTGGAAACGTCGCTTATCCTAGTTTCCTGGTAAATGCTGGCGGCGCCGTAGTCAACGGTATCGCCTCCATCAGTTGGACTTGGGGGGCTGCAAACGCCCTCGTGCCCAATACGGTGACCGGTGCCCCTGGCTCAATCACGTTCTTCGGCAACACTGGCCACAACGTGGCGGACCTGGTGACTGAAGAATATGACGAAGTCTATACCGTCGAGGCGATGGACTCCGTGTCTATCGCTGAGTATGGGTTGTGGAAGACTGAGATGAGGCCCAACCCTCTGTTTATGCGGTCTCAGGACGCCCAGTGGTTTGCCGATGAGTATGTGCGCCGCAAAGCGTGGGACTCCGACCCCCAAAACTTCAAGGTAAACCTCAACCTAGCCCTGCGAGTCGGTGATCGAGTGCGGATTGTCGATCCGCTCCTTGGGTCCGAAGAGCGCTATGTCAATCAGTTGAACCACAGCATTATCGACGACCCAGCCCAACGATTCACCCGATTTCGAACGATACTGTATGGATGGAGGCCGTGATGGATTTTGAATCTGAGTATTCCAGGACGACCAAATTTGAGGCTGCCGTGGTCCAGAGCAGCTATTTCGGGCAGCAGTATGACGTGCAGTCTGGGAATCGCGGGCACGCACGCACCGAAGCTGGTCGTGTAGCTGGGCCCAAATATCGCGTTGGTGACAACATCATCTTGTTCGCCAGCTCCGAACACGATCAGCCGATCATCGTTGGCGGGAGTCCCTACCTGACGTGATCCGGAGGAACCTCATTCTAGAAGTCCCTCCAAAAAAATCGGCCAAAGCGGCACCCGCGGCCTTTATGGCTGCCCATCGTGGAGTGGAATTCGGGGAAGTGGTGGCGGTCAATCCTGATAAGACGGTCGATGTGCGGGTGGGAACGAGATCCCACCCAATGACTGGCATTCGTCCGAGCAAGCCAGCTAATATGCGGGTGGGTGACCACGTGCACGTTGGGCACCTGCACGGCTCACCCGATCTGCCATTCATCTTCTCGGTGGGCGGTGGTGGAACAGGTCAATCTGCAGCACCTCGTGATGCAAATCCAATTCGCGCGCGTCTATCAGGGCTCTGGCCACAATGGGAAGGCAGTCCGGAATTGGGTTTACAGCCTGGAGCGATGGGAAAAGCTTTTGCGCCAAATGGCTTCTCGCAATGGGTGGCCGACCAGTCCATATTTGCAGACACGTTTTTCCAGCCGCTACTTTGGTCTAGCCCAATTCTCTGGCCTAGCAAGGACAACACGGGCCAGAGAATGGCTCTGCTTTACATATCGGCGACTAGCAATGCCACCGGGGCCCCTTTGCAGCTGTGGCTGGAGGTTTTTGGTCCGGGAGAAACAGATCCATATCTGTCGCTAATCAATCGAACCTTGATTGCAGAGTATCCAGCGCTATGGAGCAATGGGACAGCTTTGCAGGTGAATGGCGAGCCTGACTGGGGTGTGGAATTCCTTCCCTCGAAGCTCCACTACCTACCCAGCAGCGACCAGCTGGTGGTGCTCGGGCCAGGCTTCGACGTGGACGGCCGTCGTGACGTCTGGGTTTGCAGTTCGGCGGGCGCGATTGTGCAAAAGTCGATCCTGTCCGATAGCCTCAATACCAATCTGACGGTGGCGCCCTATGCACTGGTTGCCGGTTCCTGGCACTTTACTCGCGAGGTAAGTCAGGCTACAAGTGCTGTTACTGACACCGAGCTGACTCCAGATGGCCGCAAAATCCGAGGCTACAAACTCAGCAGCGACGGCAAGCGTTATTCCAAAACCTGGGAACTCGACCCGCTAGACGTATTGCCTGGCGGAGCTGGGCTCAAAATCCTCAAGCCAGTAACCTCGGCAGCATCTGGACGCAATGACAGGCGCTGGCCGTATTCGACAGTGTCTAACGCCGTTGCAATCTCCGTATCTGGGGGAGTTGGAGCAGCTGGCTCACTGGTGCGCAATGGTTTCGTGGCGGGGAGCAATAACGGGCCAGATGATATCATACCGATTGACTATATGGCCTGGGCAAACACTCGCTTATTTACGCAGTGTTCAATGGTCTTCTCGCTTCGCAATGCTGAGACTGGCGCGGAACTATATCGCGACGTTCAGACGGTCGATGGTTACAACAATTGGGCCATAGAGTCCGGAACTTTTGGTTACGAGAATATGTATGGGCCGGGGCCCAGATACGACCCAGACCTGTTCATTGGATTCCTGTCTAGTCAGGGCAATCCAACCGATCTTGGCTGGGAGGCAGACGGCCCAGATTATCACCTGCACGGAGACCTACCCCTTTCCTTTCCCCTGCGCCAGCATAATTCTGCCGTAGGGAACAGTGCTGTATTCCAGGGTTCCGGAGGCAGTGGTGGCCTCTATCGTATAGGTGGCGGCGAGGGAATAGACTTTTCTCCAAACTCCGACCAGATGGCGTTGCTGAACAACATTATCGGATCGGGAGCAGGCACATCACAGGCTGAGAACAGTCACAGCGGTTGCTTCGACAAACAGGCTAGCTACTATACAGACTACGCAATGCCGGAGCTTTACAAGCGAGGCGGGCCAGACGCTGGGGGTTGGGTCGATGGCTATAACGTGATCGAGTATCCGGAGACAGTCATTCCAGACGTCGGGACCTTTGCGCCAGGTAGCAAGCTCTTCTTCAACATAAACTACGTGGCCAAGGTCGATCAGCACTTCCGAACATATTTACGAAAAATCGTTTGGGATGGCAAGAAATATGTGGATGGGCCAAAGCTCCAGGTTTCTCAGGATTGGGTCTTGGGCGATGTGCTAATTCCGCAGGGCGGCCTGGCTTTCTCTGCGAGCACTCGCACGCTATCGCTTGGACGGCCAGCTCTGGAGCAACGCTGGGCAATGGCGGCCGTGGTCAGCGACGCCACGCACAAAATTCGTGAGCTGCTATTCCGGCTTGCGGACACCCGCACGGAGCTAGCACAGGAATCTAGGCCTGTTCTCCAGGTTTGGGACTCCGTGACCTTGGATTTTATCGTCGAGGTTCAGCTTTGCCTGACGGATGTGGCTACAGCCACCGACGGAGACGAAGAGACATACCCCAATACCGTGGCCGTTGAGGGGCGGTATCTCTACGACTCCCGCAACTGGGGCACACCACAGATGCGATGCATCCTAGATGACACGGTGCCTGGTGCTTTTGGGCAGGGTGGCGCTGCGGTCCAAATCCTAATCTACCACAGTGACCGGCGCGACCCCGGGGCCGTGATTGTGCAACGGATGCACACGATTGTATTTGGAGACGCCAACGTCTACGGATTCTTGCACTCAATTAGTCAGGCTACGACCTACCCGACGCCCGAGGACTACAATCAACCGCAAAGCTTTGATACTTGGGCCCAGGGCAGTGGCGGCCGTGCCTTCTACCGCGAGGGCAATGTTTTTTCAGCAAGTTCATAGAGGAGGTAATAACTATGGCGAAACAAGTAGTTGGCGCAACTCCAACCGTTGATATTGCCGTTAAGCGCGGATTTGACGAAGTAATCGAGTTCCGCTTTGCCTACGCCACAGACTACAACTGGACGGGATGCACCGCACAATTTGAGGCCCGCAAATACGCAGGACAGCCAGCCGTGCTCTCCCTCACGTGCAACGTGGTGCAGTTCGACTCCAAGACGGCGCAGATGGTTTTCCCTGTGCCAGCTGCTTCCACAGTGGATGCTGCATTTGGAGCCTATCAGTTCGACTGCCAGCTGACCTTCGTGTCTGGAGCCTTGGAGCCGGTAGTTAGCGGCAGGCTATTTGTAGAGGATAGGGTGATACGCACGTGAGAGCAGAGGTTGCAGTCATAGACTCAGGACGGACCGTTTCTGTTGTAGACGGCATCATTTCGGTCGTTTCAATTGGGATCCCCGGTCCTGCTGGACCAGCGGGGCCCGCCGTCACCGATGTTGACTCAATTGACAAAGGATTCCTGACTCCTGAATTTGGAGGGTCCAACACGCTAGGCGGTGCCACCACTCGGCAGATTCAGTCAATCCGCACGGCGACCGACTACTACTACTCTCTAGCCTGGCACCCAAACGGGCGCTACTTCTACACAGGGACGGAGCCTCTCGGAGGCGAGACGGGCACGGGAGCTATTTCCTGCTACGCTGTGTCAAAGCGCGGAATGATTTCCAGAAAGTCTTTTGTTGCAGTTGCTGGAATCTTAGGAATTCAAAGTATTGTCATCACCCGAGATGGCAAATTCCTGTTCGCGTATGATTGGAATAATAGTCAGATTAGGCGCTACTCAATAGCGACCGGTGGAGCATTGACGCTTATTGGACTGACCGCGCCCTCACCTACCCCAACCATTCTGCAGGGGTATCAACGTTCGATGGTGCTGGACGACAACTCAAAGACACTCCGCTTAGCTACTGATACCGGTCTTTACTCCTGGGCAGTAGACAGCGCAGGCGGACTGGCTGCATTGCCAACAATGGCGGGCGCTTTCAGGTCTGTATGCTCAGACGTGGACAGCCAGAGAGTTTGGGCACTATCAACCGCTGATACCAAGATTTACAGTTACTTGATAGCAACAGACGGCAGCCTGACAGCCGAATACAACGTAACCCTGCCACAAACCGGAAGCGGATCCTTGGGCGGTCTTTTTGCTTCACCAAACGGGGCGAACTTAATCGCTTTGATTGGCTCGTCTAGTCGCCCAATTCAGTATTCAGTATCTGCGGACGGGACTTTGTCTCTAGTTCGAAGGCTGGAAATCTCTGATGGCTATTTTTCCTGGGTATCCTTTTCTAGAAATTCGGATCTATTTTGGATGTCAGACCCTGGATATGGTTTCTGCATTGCATGCTCTATGCTGGCAGAGGAGCCATTCAGAATTGAAACTTCACTCACTATTGCGGGATACTCCCGCACGCTAGCTGTATCGCCAGATGGGCAAACCTTAATTGTCAACGGGGCTACATCTGGAGTGCCACACATCTACGTTTGCCGGATCAATCAGGCCCGGACCGGCAACCTGGCAAAACTGAGTGAGCGCATAACAGTTGGCCCGGTCATCACCAATGGTGTGCCATCGTCGCTGTCTGACCAGGCTATCGGGGGTAACTCCTGGCAGTGCATCACGCACCCCACCCAGCCGTGGCTATACGTCACAGGAGCAACTACGGGGCTCGTCAGTCAATACAGCTACGTAGCTGGAACCGGTGTCATCACTTCGCTAGGAGCCGCGCTAGTCACTACTAACTGCAAAGGCGGAGCAGTTTCGCCTGATGGCAAATGGCTCTATGTCGCCGACCGTGCGGCATCGGGGAATGGCACAATCCGGCAATACTCAATCAATCAATCTACCGGAGTCCTGACGGAGATTGGAACTCCAATTCCTGCAGGCGTTCCATGTCATCAAGTGACTATTCACCCATCCGGAAAATGGCTCTACTCCTGCGGACAGACTGATAACCTGATTTACCAGTATGCCATAGATCAAGAAACCGGACTTCTGACCGCGTTACCAACGCCAACTATTGCCGCCACTAACGCCGGACCGTTCACAATGGCTTGCACTCCAGATGGGTCAACGATCTACGTATCCTGCATTGCTACACTGAATTATGTCTATCAGTATGCCGTAGACCAAACAACTGGGCAACTTTCATCATCTTATATGTATCAATTTGTCCCTATTGCTGGAGCGGCTGGGCAAGAAACTGACATTCAAGTCCATCCAAGTGGCAAATGGTTGCTATCTTGCGGCCAAGGCACTGTTCGTTATGTTTCTGTCTGGCGTCTATCTACCGGTGAATCGCTTTACCGGGCAGGTAACCCGATTCCACATTCTCGCCTGGGTCTAAACAGCTTCCCTGATCAAGTCACATCGATTGCAATTCACCCCAATGGTGTAGATGTTTATCTTGTTGCAGTTCCTGCGAGTGTGATTCATTGCAAATTTGATTCAGAGGGGAACTTATCAGTAATTGGCAGGATGAATTTTCCTGTGACCGGTTACCCTGCAAGTTCTGGCGGTGGTAGACTGGCGTTTAACCCTCTGGGAACCGTAGCGTTCAGCGCGAGCCAAAACTTCACTTCAATCGCTAGGTTATCAATCGCCCAAGGAACCCAATCCAGTGTGCAGGCTTTGACCACGCACAAAACACACACAAGCCAGCAATCTAGCTCTTTTGACACTATCAGCTATGACTGGGAGTTCGCGGGAATTCGCGGAGCGAGACTGCGAGCAAACACTGACGGCGGTGGAAACTCTTTCGGTCCGGTTTATTTCGAGCTTTCAAACGGTGGCGGGATGATCGCGAGAAACCAGGTCGCTGACATTCCTGCGGCACCTGCGGCCAACTATGTTGGTTTTGGTTGCGCCCCGACGTCTGGCCAAAGCCTGGCGACCAACTGCAACTCTCGTGCTTGCTACTCCGGCGGGATGCCTCACCCGACCATCAACACTTACGGAGCGAGCTTTCGGCCTTGTGGCACCGCAGACCCGACCAACGCCGGAGCTTCGTTCAACGACATCGGCGTCTGCCCAGCGACGACAGTCAACGGAGCGGTCAAGGACAGCACTTGGTATCTACGCTACAACGGAAGTGTCTACGCGTATTTTGCCACGGCAGACAGTATCAGTTCACTCTATAAAAACGCCAACGGTGCACCCGGTTTCTACCTGAACCAACCGCTGAACTGCCTCAACATCTACCCAGCTCACGCCTCCTCTGCGCTCAATTTTCGCGGCGCCGACAACGTAATCAAGGCTACCTTGGCCAATGCTGGGTTCAACATTCTGGTTGGTTCTTGGTCAGCTTCAGCCATTGGGGCAACATACGGAGGCACAGGCCAGACGGTCTACGCCGTTGGCGATCTGCTGTATGCCAACACAACCACCAACCTAACAAAACTGGCCGGAAATACTACAACCAACAAGCGCTATCTTAGCCAAGCCGGAAATGGAACCACAGCTGGGGCCCCAGGCTGGGCAGATATTTCTGCTGCCGACATCACGCTAGGTCAGCTTGCGCCAATTCGAGGGGGGACTGGAATCGCAACCAACGCGAGCACCGGAGTTCCTAGCATAGCTGCTGGTGTTTGGTCCGTATTGACTCGACTTACAGCCGCCCTGGGGGGAACTGGGATTGACACAAGCGCCAGCACTGGCGTTCCTAGCATTGCTGCAGGGGTCTGGTCAGTCCTGACTCGACTCACGGCAGCACTAGGAGGAACCGGAATAGACACTAGCGCTAGCACCGGTGTTCCTCGCGTGGCAGCTGGGGTTTGGTCGGTTGGCAACCTGGTAGCTCCGACTGCCCCCCCAGCGACTAGCACTTCAGCAGGTGTAGCCGGGACAATAACTTGGGACGCAAACTGGCTCTATGTCTGCATAGCCACCAACAGCTGGAAGCGCATTGCGCTTACCTCATTCTAGGAGGAACATTGAACGAAATCACCTGTTTGCATATGCCCTGGCAATTGACGGAATCGGGCGATTGGGGCGACTCAATCTCTCCAGATATGCCCGTCGCCATCACGCAAGTTACCGCGCTTCCGTTCGAAAAAGCAATCATCATCTATATTGCTCCGATCGGCGGAGACGGCAAGCCAATACCCGGCCATTCCGCAAACCTGAAACTTCCAGACTGGGCCTACGCACAACTAGCGGGCAGCCAAACTGTTCCCGTCCTGCAAATGCTGCAAAAGATGCCAGAGGGTATCTACGGAGACAAGTTTTTGGACTTTTCAAAGTCCGAGATAGTCACATTGAAAAAATCGGAGGAGCAAAAACCATGACCAAAGTCAAATACCTAGGCCTCCTGGCCAGCGCTGTCGCCCTAATCCAGGGAGGCAACGGACCCCAACAAGTAAGCCCGCCCCAGGGCGGAGCGATCGCAATTTTCGAGGTTCCTGTTTTTCAGGAGTCGAGCCACGCTGATTTGGCCAAGCTCGGTGAGGCTGACTCGGGCCTACAACTGACCAATCACCAGCCAGGCCATTTCGATTGGGCGGCTTCAATCGCCAACGATGTCTATGAGGCCCTGAAGAACGACGGGACGATCAGCGGCACCGAGTGGGCTAAGATTGGCGGCAACGTGGCCAGTCACGTTGAAGTGCAGGGCGCCGTTGGCAATGTCCTCAACACCGTTCGCGGCCTATTTGGAAAATGACCCCTACCCACATACGACCTCACAATGAGGAGCACGGTTGTGCCAAAGCCGTGCTCCTTTTTCTTTTATCACTTACCCGAGCCCAATTCGACCTGCTGATGCACTGCTGGATTGTGCTCTGTGTGGCGGTCTCGGCTCTGGGCTGGCTGCGGCACTACGGCTTGATTTAGGAGGCAACTTGGAACCTACACTTGAGGACAGCTCGGTTAAAGTCGGATTTCTTGGGCTCGGGCTCCTTGCGGCTCGGGGGTTGGTCTCGGCCGCTTTTGGCTGGAACAGCTCTCGTGAGCAGCGGCTCCGTGATCTGGAGGCCAGCCGCGAGGAGGAGCGCCAGCAACTGGTAGCCCTCCAGAATCAGTTGGCTTCGGAGCGGGCCAACTGGGACACGGAGCGGTTGGCCCTCCGCACTCAGGTGTTGGAGCTGGGGGCCAAAGTGGAGCGACTGCAGGCTCAGATAAAAGCGGCGAAACCCAAACCGAGAGCACGAGCCAAGCCCAAAGCCAAAGTCGATTTGAATGAATCCAAGATTCTGAAAGGTGCCGAGTAATGACCGAAGGCTACAACAGAGACTACTACGACGAAAACAAAGACTATTACACGACAGTGAGCGGAAAGCTGTCCAACTTGCTGGCTAAAATCGACCAAGTTTCTGCCAAAGTGGACACCCTGGATGCCAAGCTAGACCAACTAGCCAAGACCAATGCACCGCAAGCGACTTAGGCAACAGTGCCCCGAGTGTTCCAGGGCCGGTGGGGCGCACGCCGTCTACTGCTCCCGACTCGACGTGGCGGACGAGCCGGAGCAAAAGCAGCCGCCCGATAAATGGCGCGATCAGCGCAAGTACTTTGAGGAGATGAGACAAAATGCAAAAACTTCCCAGTAGAGTTGATCTTAAGGTTCCATACTTCGGGCAATGGGACAACTATTTGGAACCGCAAGGAACCTGTAACACTACCTCAACCGCTATGTGTCTCCGATACCGAGGCATAGTTGGCGACGGAAACGGCCAGCTGGAGGACCAGCTAACCAAGAAATGTCAACAGGAAGGCTGGGACAGACAC